CGAACACTTGAAGGACAATTTGCAGACCTTAGTGCAGAAGTACGAAACGAATTCAGAGACAGACTTATGAGTCGTGTTGGTGGACCAGGAGAGGCCGCCGAAGCACAAAAAATATATGAACAAATTAAAAATGCTGATGCAAATCAAATGATGAGTATGTTTGATGAAGATTCACAAGAGTATGAAATTCTTCAAGATATTATGAAGGGAGAAGTTCGTGAAAATCGTAACAAGCTATTTAATCAAATACAAGATTCAAACCAAAGTCAAAATGATTTACTAAGAGAAGAAAAAGAAAATGAAATTGCACAAAATGACTTAATGCGTGAGGCATTGGGACAACTATACTCAACTAAAATTATTGAAAGCACTTCAACCATCGGAGACAATTGGAATGACTTGGGATTATTCCCTGGCAGTGAAGGACAGGAACTTATACTTACTGAAAATTTAGATAAAGAAATGATTAGTAAATTAAGTCTTGACCAATTTGATAGTTTATTAAAAGCACTTGTAGAAAACCCAGTTAACTTTTCACGTATTACTAAATCATTATTAGAAAATCCTACTAACTTGAATGTTATTAAATCGGCTGACCAAGAAGATATTGAACTTGCACAAGCAAAATATTATGAAGGAAGAAATAATAATTTAAGTATGATGAATGCACAAATGACTATCAAAGGAGACCCATATTGGGTAGATAGCGTGTATTCTCCTTCTATGATAAAAGCAAAATACGGCAATGCAAATGCACTTGATGAATATAAAATGCATTCTACGAATATTAATGGAGTAAATTATCTTATCTTAGTTACAGATAAAGCAGAAGGCGTTTATTTAAATAACCCAGAGAGAGTAGGACTAGATGCAGAAAATTATGATGGAATAAAAAAGACACGACTAATGACTAGTGTATATTCTGTTAACTCAGTTATTAGTTCATTCAGTGGTGGATTATTTACACAAACATTACAAATGGTAAAGATACCAGCGGCGGAAGAATTTCAAACAGTAGATGCAGTACTAGGAGCTCCTAATCCAGAATTAATGTCAGACGGTTATTTTCAATTACCAGTACAAGATAGATTAGGACTCAATGATGGAGGCGATGCTGTTGTGAATCCAAATGCAAAAGAAGACGCGGAAGCAAAAGAATTTGCAGATGATATAGTTGCACCACAGGGCGCAGGTACTGGAATAACACCAGAGGGCGATGTGTATGTAGTTGATATAGATGGTGCGGGACCGCATGCGGTCATGGCATTACAAACTGCAACAAATAACTTTCTTGAACCTTCAAACCAAAACGATTACGCAGTTCCAAATGAATCAGTTGCAAAACAATTAGCACTTGCTAGACAACAGGCCGAGGGACTATGTGCATTAGGTCATGAACAATCTTGTATTGCGGTACAACAATCTGCACAAAAGATTGCAAAAAGATTAGCAGACGATTATCAAACAGGAAATGAGTCAGTATCGGATGCAACTCGAAATGCTTACAATGAAGCCATAGACGAAGGTTATACTGTAACAGCACAAACTATGGCAGAGATAGACCACGCACTTGAGGCAACTGAAAATGCAACCGTGGGAACAACTGTAACAGGATTAGACCAAGAAGCACTAACTAAGGTAAACGAAGCAAATCGAATAGAATCAGAACGATACCTTAAAGGCGAGGATGATATTATAAAAGATCCACAATCAATAATGTCTGATTTAGAAACGATAGATGTGAATGACCCTAACACAACCAATGCAGAAAAGGCGGCAAGTATCAATGGTGCCGCGTCAATTCTTGACGGTACTGTTCCAATAGAAAATCACGGACATCAGGTAAACGTAGAAAGTTACCGAACAGGACTTGGCACAAGAAATTATTCAGTTGATGTTGGGCTTAATACTCTTACAGTAAACGAAGCAGACAAAGTTTCAGCATTGAACCAAAAAGCCATTAATATTATCGATGGCAGAAGTTTACATGATTTAACAGACCAAGAATATTCGGAAGTCAAAGCAATAGAAAGCACTATTGATACAATTACAACAAACGCAACCTCAGGAACTAGAGGAGAGGCAATAGATGCATTGAAGAAACAAAAGAAATTAGAGTTGCTAAATGAAAAAGAAGCAGAACTAAAAGACACAGAAGAAAGATTAGAGAGTTGGTATTGGACAGAAGCAGGAAGAGAAAGTGACGAAGAACTTGCATCTAAATTACAAACCGAAGTAAATGATATAAGAAGTGATTTAAGTTCAACCGATGGTGTAACTACTGGTATAATACCAGTTGAAGAAAATGGCGAAATTAAATATGAAAATGTTGCAGTACCAATCAAAGAACCAAATGCTACTGCACCTATAATAGTAGTTGAAACACTTGGTGATAGGACTGGCACATCAATTTCTAACAGTAATATAGTTGATGCAATATCAGACGGAGAAGTGTCTGCTTCACAAGTTGCACAATATACTAATGCAAAAGATGTGTACAATGATATATTAACCAAAGTTGAAGCGGCACCAAGAACAACATTAACAGAAACTTTTGATGGAGAAACTTACACCTCGCAAGTATTAGATTACAGTGCAATTGGTCCTATAACATATAGAGACTCTTCAGGAACAATACAAACGATAACAGACCCAGTAACACATTTTGGATTAGTCGATTCAACTGCGCCTGTTGGATCATTTGAATATTATAAACCTGGACTAAACCCAATGAATTTAAAAAATACAATAGCCAATGAGTACCCAGATATTGCGGTAACAACTGCATCGGGAGTTGCAAATGAAGATAGTAGAAACCCAGAAACTGGTGCATTGCAAATAGGCGTTCGATTTAATGCCGCTGATTTTGTGATAGTTAACCCACCAACGCCGTAGGAAATAGAATGAAGACTAACGAATTTAATAATGAGTATTCAACTTTCAGTAAGTTGTTTGATGATGGAAGACATGATATGGATAAAACATATTATACTCCGTATACCATTGACCCTAAATTTGGTGAACAAAAAGAAGTATGGCCTAATGCTTGGCCTACAAGAACAGACTTAACAAATTTTGAAGATTTCGAAGAAGAAATAATTCCTATATTCGGTGATAGTTTTATGTTTGGCGATGGGTTACCAGAGAAATGGTGCTTGAGTGCGTTATTGAATAAAAAAGATAAAAATAAGTTTTGGATAAATTTAGCAAAACCTGGTTCTGGAAACGAAACAATAATGCGAAGATTAGAACAATGGACAAATGAACCAAAGTCTAAACAGACAAAAACTATTGTGTATAGTATGTCCTCGATGATGAGACATGCATGGTATATGAACATTTTGTCACCTGGTATAGACAAACCAACTAAGCCAATATACAATGAGCTACTAAGAGCTTGGGATACAAATGCAAATATTAATCCAAATTTAGGAATAAGAAAAATGCCGATAGTTGATCCAGAAATTCTATGGGAACTACCAGAAGCATCGCAAGAGTTTCATACAAATTTTAACAAACGTAGTACAAAAGCCCAAAAAGCATTAGACGAATCTTGGGCGGCGCATATGCTACATATTAATACTAATGCAAATTCTTTTATTAAAAATGTTGAGATAATATTAAGACGATTGCATTGGTTAACTCTTGCAAACAAATGGAATATTATATTTGTTAATATAGGATTTTGGGAACAGTATAATATTTTACCAGATGCAATGGAATTGGCAAATAAATACATAAATGATATGAATACTTTAGACAGAAAAGTAGAAATTATCAATACACCACTTGATTATAGTAGGCTAAGTTGTGGGCATTTTGATGAAATTGCGAATAAAGATTTAGCTAAAAACATACATCAAGCGTATAGGAAAATAAACAATGGCTAATCAATCTACTATAGGAAACAGTCTTGCAAAATCTCTTTTGAGCAATCGAAAGTCGCAAGAAAATCCTATTTTACAGAATATTAAAAGTGGCATATATAAAGCCATAACTGTTGGAGGAAAACCAGATCCAGAAGGACGAGGACGTATAGCGGCTTATGTTCCTAAATTGGGCGGAGATCCAGATGAGCCAATGTATTTTATGTATGCAAGTTCTTTCGGAGGCTCAAACTCTCAAGGTTCATATGGTATGTTCTCTGTCCCACCAGATGGCGGAGTTACTATATTAGTTTTCTTTGCAGATAACGGAAATCTAAACGAAGGTTATTGGTTCGCAGTTGCACAAGAAGTTCCCGGCACTGTACCAGGTGGTGCGGCAGGTACTGCCAATCCTGACGGCAGTGGAATGGGTGAAGGAATTGCCAAAGATGTTAAAGTTGCAAAGTCTACACCTAACACATTAGCAGAATTACAAAATACAGATGAAGCAGACCAAGGAAATTCTAACAGAAATGTAAACTCAGCAAGTCAAGGTATATTTTCTGATAATAAACGAGGACAATCTACTGCAAGTCCATTACGTGATGCAAACTATGAAACAACGCAACACTCAAAAGTTTATGGCTGGACTACACCAGGTGGTAATGGAATTACAATGGATGATGGGTCTGTCGGAGACGATGGCACAATACACCCTAATCAAATTAGAATTTCGACAGGTTCAGGCGCACAAGTTATTGTTGATGGCACAAATGATTTTGTATATGCAATCAATAGTTCAGGTTCCGGTTGGGTTGAAATTGGAGCAGATGGTGAAGTGATGGTTTATGCTGAAGGATCATTGTCGATGCGTACAGAAAAAGATTTCAATCTACGTGCAGATAAAAATATAAACCTTGAAGCTGGTGAAAATATTAATCTACATGCTATAAACAATTATAATATTAACGTAGATAATCAAATGCATACTAAGACTATTGGTTCGCAGTTTTATGAAAGTGGTGGGTCACTACATCAGAAAGTTGAAACAAGTATGTATGTTTCTACAGTTAATGGCAAGCTACATCTTAATGGTCCTATGGCTTCTATCGCTTATGATATACCATTAGAAACACAACCAGATATTCAGAATTTAGAAAACACAGTAATTGAAAAAAGTATTATACCTAAATTCCCAACACATGAACCTTTCTTGCGTGGTACAGAAACAGTACAAAAAGCCGCAGATGGGTCTACGCCTGGCGAGAATAACAACGAAACACAAAACGCTGGTAATGAAATAGCAAGTGATCCAAATAGTGCATCTGGACAAATGGATGCCGCAAATCAAGATTCAAATGAAACATCAAACGAAGATGTTCCTGGGCTTCCTCCCGGAGAAGGCTTGGCATCTATACGTGCAAGTAATGGAGTAGGCTGTCAGGTTGCGGCAATATTCCAATCTAACTTCCAAGGATTAATTGATGATTTAGAAGCAACCGGATACGTTATTAAAACATTGGGCGGTTACTGTAATAGAAATCAAAGAGGTGGTTCAAGACCTAGCTTCCATGCAATGGGAGCCGCAATAGATATTAATGCATATGCACCAAACGGATATGCACGAACAAGACCAGCTGGTTGGAATCCAGGTGTGACTAGAGGCGCAGACCAAGGCTGTGACTTCCCACTTAACATCGGTGAGATAGCCGCAAGGCATGGTTTAGGTTGGGGCGGAAACTGGAGTGCTCCATGGGATCCAATGCATTTCTCAGCCGCAAGTGCAGAAAGAGGCGCATACCGATTAACTCGTTCATACAGTGTAGCAGATAGTTCTTCTGTTACAGGAACAACCGCAGTGAGGTTAGCGTAATGTTATTTGATAAAAGAAAAGGGTCATTGCTAAATTATATTCAACTTCCGTTGAATGTTGTAACTCCTAATGGCACTTATTTAGGTACGGGCTACAAAGAAACCGGTGAGCCTACTTATATATTATCACACGTTAGATTGACATGCTTTCCAATAACAGATTTAATATTCAGTGAAATGAGTAAGAATGCAATCATTGATACAAACAAACCTATGTTAGAGATAACAGATGATACTGTTGGGTTTGGTTATAAAATAACAAATACAGAAAAGCGTTATGGATATATAACCGTTGCCTCACAGAGAATAGACATAGGTACAGGCAAAATTACAAAACCAATGGCAAACTTTATATTAGAAAAGCAATTACGTAATATAGGAAATGTTTTAGAAAAGTTTGTTAAGAAAGAATTATCTCAACCACAATTTGATGCATTGTTATATTATTTCTTCAATGAAGGCGTTGATAAAATTGAAGGACATCCTATCATTGCATTGATTAATAATGAAAAATGGTATAATATTACAGATGAAATTCAGACTAATATTAAAAAGAATAACGGCCAGATTAATGAAAAACTAGCCGCTATGAAAATTAAAACTTCTAAGATGTGGAGTTTTGTTCCTGGCTTTAGTTAGGCTACCTCTTTAAAACCAAAATTAGCAACTACTGATTGCTTGCCATCTTCATCTTCCACAATGTCACCAACACTAACACTGTACATACGAGACAAACGCTCAATGTCTTCTTCTGGGCCCATGTTCCCTACATGAAACACGCCCTCTAAACTATCAGCAGTGATGTTACTAACATGCGTGTAGTATCCACGATTGAATGCATCCCGGGCAACCATACCTGTGTCATTCTTTGAAAAATTCATATCTAATTTCAATGATTGCTTATGAACAGCATCATGTCCTTCTTCATTGATTAAATCAATTTCTGCATCTGTAAGATGAATTTGATATAACTTGTATTTCATATTAGTAACCTCTCTGTTGATTATGTAATTAATATAACACGATTCGCTAGTTTGTCAAGTTTTAGTCTAAACGTGAACCACAAGAAGCATTAAACCCAGCAGAAGACATTACATCTGCATATGCCTGAGCACCTGCTTCTTTAACATCAACATTTTGTACGTTAACTTTACCTGGATTCCAGATTTGCCACGCTTTGCCAGTCCAATCTTTTGAAAATCCCATAGATTCTAACACTCTACGTTCTTCTTTACCTAGCTTAGTATTGCCCTTATTTTCAGGACGAACAGTAACCCATGCAAAACCACAGGGATAATTGTCCTTACCACCTAGTTTTGAATTGAAATAATCTAAAGAAGCCTGATTTGCTTTTGATTCTGCTAACACACTTAGTTCTTTTACTGTCATTGTAGTCATATTTAAACCCTCTCTTTATTGAATATACTATTATTATACTACGATTCGCTAATCTGTCAAGTTTTTAGCCATAAAAAAACGGGTTAAATTGCATTTAATTACATTTTAACCCGTTAAGTATTAGACTACTTACTGATTTTCAGGTCTTTCATTGATAATTTTATCAATTAACCCGTATTCTAGTGCCTCTTCTGGGCCCATGAACTTATCACGTTCCATATCACTATAGAAATCTTCATAAGTTTTGCCTTTAGAGTTATGTTTTACATAGATACTAGTCAAACTTTCTTTAACTTTTAAGATTTCTTTGACTTGAATTTCCATGTCAGTTGCCTGTCCACCGGCGCCGCCACTTGGTTGATGTATCATGTGTCTTGCATGAGGTAACATAAATCGTTTGCCGGGAGCTCCCGCAGTTGCCAATAATGAACCCATGCTACATGCTTGACCTAAAACCATTGTTGAAACATCTGGTTGAATGAATTGCATAGTATCATAGATTGCCATTCCGGCTGTTACTGCTCCGCCTGGTGAGTTGATATAAAAATGTATATCTTTTGTTGGGTTTTCTGCTTCTAGGAACAGAAATTGGGCACAAAGTAAGTCAGACTGATAGTCATTGACTTCACCTGTTAAGAATATAACTCTTTCTTTTAACAAACGTGAGAATATATCAAAGCTACGTTCTCCGTTTGCAGTTTGGTCTACGACCATTGGTACTAAGTTTGGCATACTTTTATTTATTCTCCATTTGTATTTGATTAAATTAATAATAACAGAAATTACAACAAAAGTCAATACAAAAAGTACGAAGTTTATATGTTGATAAATACTCTTAATAAGTATAGAGAGAACATTATGGCAAGATTTATAGGTTTCAGTACTAAAAACAAAAGTGCAATCAATCATACTCTAACTGGAAAAGAGTTAGTAGTAGAAGATTTATTGAATAATATCATGACTCGCAAAGGCGAAAGAATTATGATGCCTACTTATGGGTCGATTATACATGACCTTATCTTTGAGCCGTTGACCTCTAACATAAGAACACTTATTGAAGAAGATTTAACGAACATCATCAGCGATGAACCTAGAGTGAATTTAGAGTCCATTAACTTAACTGAAGGTGAGCATACAGTCACAGCATCTATTAGTGTCGCTATATTACCAGATAATGAGCCTGTAACACTAACAATAGATTTAAAGAGAGAATAAAAAATGAGTCAAGAAAGAATAGATAACTTATTTGCAAGTGAAAGCTGGACCAGTGTATACACTGCTTTCAGTAACGTGAGTTTGAAGTCTTATGATTTCGATACAATACGTGAAAGTTTACTTGCGTACATCAATAAGACATACCCAGAAAAATTTAATGATTTTATAGCAAGTTCTGAATTCATTGCGATTTTAGACCTTGTAGCATACTTAGGACATTCACTAGCATTCAGAAGTGATATGAATACACGTGAAAACTTTATGGATACGGCTGAACGCCGTGAAAGTATTTTACGTATGGCTAGAACACTTGGTTATACAAAGACACGACCAATCAATGCAAGTGGTATGATGAAAATCACAAGCGTCACAACTACAGAAGATGTAGCAGACAACGAAGGTAACTCTCTCGCCGGCAACGTTGTTAACTGGAATGACTCAAATGATGTTGACTGGTATGAAAAATTCATTACTGTTTTAAATTCTTCATTCAATAAAAATACAAAAATTCAAGATCCTAGTGCAAGTTTGAATATCGGCAATGTTGAAAATTACTTATATGAAGTAAATGAGAACAAGAATTCTAAATCTATTGCATACGCATTCACATCGAATGTAGCAGGTGCCAATAGACGGTTTGAGGCTGTAAGAGCAAGTATCGAAAATAATAAGATTATAGAAGGTGCTCCGCTCAATGATAAAAATTTCACAATCATTAATAGAAATGATAACTTGGGACCTGCATCAGACAGAACAGGTTTCTTCGTTCTTGCTAAAGCAGGACAACTGCAATTTGAGAACTTTAGATATGGAATAAAGGCATCTAATAGAGTAGAAACATTAACAGATGCAAACGTTTCTAATACTGATGTTTGGTTGCACAAATTAGATAGTAACTTAAATTATAAATCAGATGTTACTAAAGTTGACAATGATACACGTGAAACTGCAATCTACAATTCACTTAGAACTGGAAATGGCGACCTTGTAAATATCTCAACTGGTATTAACAATACAATCGAACTTAGATATCCAGACGGTATATTCGGCAATGCGGCATTCGGTGATTATAGAGCATGGTTTAGAACTTGTACAAACGAAAACTTTTCTGTAAATTCAGGCGATATTTCAAACGTTACAATATCTATCCCATATACTGGTGCAGATGATAAGTCATACAGACTTACAATTACAATGGCAAGCACTAAAGACTTTGGTGAAAACTTTGCAGGTGAAACATTTACAAGCGTAA